TTGAAGCAGGTGATGACATATGGTGTGATCCAAGAATTAGAGTGGGTCATGAGAAAACAAGAGTAATCTAGGGGAACCTCTTATGACACTATCAAAACAAGTAGAAGAGTCTCTGAATGAGGCTCAAGCATCACTTAGGAATGCTCTTGCATTTGCAGCAAGAAATGAGGAACCTTATATTAGTAAACATATTGCTGATGTATTAGCATCTATAGAAAACATTAAGCATGTGACTAATCTGATGGCGATCTCTGACAAGGTAATGAAACAACTAGATGAGGATGAAGACTAATGCCAATTCGCAAATCACTATCAGGTAATGACTTTGTAGAAAGCATACCTAAAAAGACGAGTCAAGGTACTGGTAAACATACAAAGTATGCCACCACCAGTTCTAATAAACCCAAGAAAAAGTACAGGGGTCAGGGAAGATAATTAAAAGGACTCTCTGAGTCCTTTTTTAATGGAATATTTAAATGATTTCTTTTGTACCAATGATCTGAAAAAGGAAGTAATATTGGTTTTTTACATGACGTAAAAATTATATGCCTCTTTACTTGAGGACGTTCTTGTACAGTCATAAGATTTGGCGTCTTAATTATAAAAGTTATTTAGCGCAATTATACTAGTCGTCAAAAAACACCCTGAAAACAGGGTGTTTGGTGGGAAAAAAATTTGAAGACCGCAAATCTTTGATCAAACTTTACCCAAATTTTATACATATTATATATAAAAGTTATATAACCTTAATATTATAAATATAACCCCCTTGAAAACAGGGTTTGGTTTTGTGGAAAAACTTTTTACTATATAAACGCTCATAAATAACTTATATTTACCGTTGTTTCATGCCTGTAGAAAGGATTAGTAGAGGATTTAAGGATCTAAGTATGTCCTTTCAGGTCAATCCTATCAGTTCAGACCTAATTGCAACCAAAAATGAGACTGCAATTGCTCGTTCTGTACGTAATTTGGTTCTTACAAGACCAGGTGAAAAATTTTTTAACCCAAATCTAGGTTCTAGAGTCTATGAGACTCTATTTGACAACATGGATGAGGTATCTGCTTCTATTGTAGAGGATGATATTAGGGATACTATTGATAATTATGAGCCTAGAGTTAAATTAGTGAGTGTAAAGGCAACTCCTGACTATCAGGGGAACGCTTTTGATGTAGTTATAACTTATAATATCATAGGAATTGATGCTCTTCCTCAACAATTAGCATTTGCTCTACAGTCAACAAGATAAATGGCATTAGTAAATTTCACAGATCTAGATTTTGATCAAATAAAGACTTCTTTGAAGGATTATTTGAGGGCAAATTCCAATTTTACTGACTATGACTTTGAAGGATCAAACCTTTCTAGCATAATTGATGTATTGGCATACAATACGTACATCAGTTCTTACAATGCTAACATGATTAGCAATGAAGTATTCATTGATAGTGCCACTTTAAGAGAAAATGTAGTTGCGTTAGCAAGAAATATTGGTTATACACCCAGATCTACCACTGCTGCAAAGGCAATAGTTTCATTTTTTGTAGATACAACTGGATTTACCACTAAGCCTATCAATCTGACCCTTAAAAAGGGCATTGTGACCACTGCTGCATCAGTCTTTGGGTCAGAAAGTTACTCTTTTTGCATTCCAAGTGATGTAACAGTGCCTGTTGTAGATGGAATTGCTACATTTGGTAACATTGAGATCTTTGAGGGTACATTTTTAACCTCAAATTTCACTGTTTCATCAGCAAACCCTGCGCCACCTACAAAATACATCCTACAGAATGCAAATATTGACACTTCTACTCTAGAAGTCACTGTAAGAAGCACTCAATCAAGTACTTCTTCCAAAAAATTTATATTTTCTGATACTTTAATAGAAGTTACCTCATCTTCTAGGGTATATTTCCTTCAGGAGATTGAAGATCAGCGTTATGAGTTGATTTTTGGTGATGGAGTGTTTGGTGAGAAGTTAGAATCCCTTAATTTTATTGAAGTTTCCTATATTACAACAAATGGTGCTTCTGGAAACAATGTCTCATCATTCTCATTCAATGGTAGAATTGTAGATAACAACAATAACCTTGTAAGTACAGGAATTTCAATCATTACCACTGTAAATGACTCTATAGGTGGTAAACAAATTGAATCTGTAGACTCAATTAAGCGTTATGCACCTAAAATCTACTCTGCATACAACAGAGCAGTGACTGCTGCTGATTATGAGGCACTAATTCCTAAAATTTACCCAGAAACTGAGTCTGTTTCAGTTTTTGGAGGTGAAGAATTGACTCCTCCTAAGTATGGAAAGGTTTTTATCACTATAAAACCATTTTATGGACCTTATGTACCTGATTCCATCAAAAATAATCTCAATACTATGTTGAGAAAGTATTCTGTTGCTGGAATTGTTACAGAAATCCAAGATTTGAAATATTTGTATGTAGAAGTAGACGTAAATGCATATTATAACCCTAGTTTAACATCAAGTGCAAATGCAGTCAAAACAGTGGTATTGAATAATATTACTTCTTATGCAGATTCTTCAGTAATGAATAAATATGGAGCAAAATTCAAATATAGTAAATTTCAAGGTGTAGTAGATAATAGTAATGATTCAATTACTTCAAATATTACAAAAGTAGTAATTCGTAGAGATTTAAAACCAGCTTTAAATCAGAATGCAGAATATGAACTTTGTTTTGGAAATCCATTCTACATAAAGAATGAAAATGGTTTCAATATTAAGTCTTCAGGATTTAGTGTATTTGGACAATCAAATACTGTATTCTTGAGTGATTCTCCTAATGCAGATATGAAGACTGGATCTTTATTCTTGTTTACGTTGACCTCAAAAGGGAATCCTACAATTGTATCTAATAATGTAGGTAGTATTGATTATCAGAGAGCAGAGATATTAATCAAACCTATCAATATCATAGGAACATCAAAGAAAGTACAAAATATACCAATTATAGAAATATCTGCATGTCCAAAGTCTAATGATATTATTGGATTGCAAGATTTGTATTTACAATTAGATATTAGTAAAAGCACTGTGGATATGGTTGCTGATAGTATTACATCTGGAGATAGTTCTTCTGGTACTAGTTACACTGCTACCTCAAGTTATGTGAATGGTGATATAGCTAGATTGACTGAAAGTGAGAAGGAAAATACCACCCTTCTCTCCTCAGATACATACGTATTAGGAGCTACTAATTTAGAACTTTTGGGTGCATCTAATCCCACACCAACCAATACTACATCATCATATTAATCCTTTTATTAGCAGGAAATTAACACAACTATAAAATGTCAGAAAATACAAGAGTCAAAATTAGTTCAGTTGTTAAAAATCAACTACCAGATTTTGTAAGAGCAGATTTTCCTCTTGCTGGTGAATTTTTAGCACAGTATTATACTGCTATAGAGAATCAGGGTTCACCCCTTGATATAATTCAAAATATAGACAATTACGTAAAGATAGATGAGTTAACAGACCTAATAGATTCTACAACTCTTTCCAATGATCTAGATCTTTTTGATGATATAATTGATGTTAAGTCTACTACAGGATTTCCAGAGTCATATGGATTGATACAAATTGATTCTGAGATTATTACTTATACAGGAATAACTGCTACTTCATTTACTGGATGTTCAAGGGGATTTAGTGGAATTACATCATATAGAAGTCCTAACAAAACTGATGAACTTATATTTTCTGAATCTAACATTGATACTCATGATTCAGGTACTGTAGTTAATAATTTAAGTATTCGTTTCTTACAAGAGTTTTATAAAAAGGTAAAGAAGCAGGTTACACCTGGTTTTGAAGAAAGATCCCTATCTACAGATGTTAATAAAAGATTATTCATTAAACAATCAAAAGATTTCTATTCTTCTAAAGGAACTGATCAGTCTTTTGAAATATTATTTCGTGCATTGTATGGAAAGGATGTAGAAGTACTAAAACCACGTGATTTTATATTCATACCTTCACAATCAAATTATAAAGTAGCTAAAGAAATTGTAGTAGAAGCAGTTTCTGGTAATCCACTAGATCTTATTAATAGAAATATATTTCAAGATGCTGTAGATGGATTTTCTCAGGTTACTGCTTCTGTAAGTAATGTAGAAGCTATTACTAGAGGAAATAACACATATTACAGACTTGAATTGGATTATGATAAAAATTCTCAAAGAATATCTGCAGAATTTCCTATTCACCCCAATACAAAACTAATAGATAATGTTTCTATTGGTTCAAGTGTTTTAACTGTTGATTCTACTGTTGGGTTTGGAACTAGTGGATCATTAATTGCCAATTTTAATGATGGAACCTCATCTACTATAAAATATGAGTCTAAATCATTAACTCAGTTTCTTGGATGTTCTGGAATTGAAAGAAGCATAGATTCTACTCAAGATCTTAAAATGGATGCCTATGGGTATGGGTATTCTGGTATAGGAACTGCTGATGTAGTTCAATTTAGAGTAACAGGTGTTTTAAAGGACTTAGACTTAAATTTAAACACTGCTACTTATAATGAGATTGGTGATCTTATAGAACCTAGAGGATTGGGAACTAAGTCTGATGATATTGTTTCTAAATCTTTATTTTCTAATATTTCTACTACTTATGATGTAGATTCTATAGAATTAGTAGATAATTCAAACTTTACATATCAATTAAATCTTTTTGATTCTCATGATTTTGTTGTGGGTGATAGTGCTCTTATTAATACAGTACAGTGTTCAATTATCTCTCTTATTAGTTCTAAGCAAGTATTAATAAAAGGTGCTGGAAAATTAGATGAAATAGTATCATATAAAATTCAAAGATTGCTTTCTAAGGCAAATTTAAGTAATTATCCTGAAGCTAGCATTTATACTACAAATATTCAGAATTCTTACATAGATGGTAATGATTGTGTTTATATCGCATCACCATCTATTCCAGATTACTTAAATGAAGATTTGGATATTAGAGAAACCAAACTTTACTTCTCTGGAGTCTTTTCAAACAATACTGATATAATAATTCCTAATCATGGATTGCTTACTGGAGAGAAAGTAAAATATGTGCCAGGAACTGGAGAAAATAAGTTAGATATTCTAGAACAAGAATATTTTGTCAAAAAAGTAGATATTAATACAATTAAACTTGCAAGAAGTCTTTCTAATGTTTCTAATGAGATTTATATAGGACTTACTGGTAGTATTGTAGATAATAGATTTGAACTAGCATCTTTTGCTAATAAAACAATATTGTCTCAAAATTTATTGAGAAAAATTGATACTCCAATTTCTTC